AGTACCAGCAGAGTTTATACCTAAGTGTCCTCTTGCTCTACATGGGAATGGAGGAACTTTAGACAGATCGATTGTGATAGTCATAGATAATACGCTAGGCGACATAAGAGTATTCAATTTAGAGTCAGCTACCGAAGGTAATTTAATGTTAGATGCAACTTATAGATTAACTAGTGATCTTCCTTAATTATGTCAACGCCGAATGTAGATAAAGCAACACCGGGAGCAGTAGTACCGTTAGGAAATCTAGTAACACCGGGAGGAAAGCAAGGTGTACCCGGAAAGGAACAGAATGTAGATAACTATGTAACTCTGGATACTGATCAGACTATCATAGGAGTTAAGACGTTTACTGTCTCTTCTCCTGTAGGTCCAATGCCTACAGAACAAAATGAATTTACTATCAAACAATATGTAGATGCTAGATTAGCAAACGCATTAGATCCTTGGCAATCTCTAATTCTATTAACACTTACTACTGGTCAACCTACTGGAGCATGTAGGATAAGGAGAATAGAAGGAACTAGAGCAGTTAGATTTTTTTGTGATATTAACTGTACAGGAGGAATTCTTGTTAATGAACCAATATGTATTATTACTACAGAGCTTTTACCTAAGAATCCATTTGTTAGTATGATGGTTGCCTTGGGTAGTCCTAGTGGGTGGGGTAGATGTACTATCTCTAAAGATGATGGAACCTTTGCTTTACGATCTATTAGCGAAGCTACTACTTGGGTAAGAGTAGATGCTACTTGGAGGTTAGATAGCGATCCAGATTGATAGTCTAATAACGTTATTAATTAATGCCCACACTAAAAGCTAGAGTTAATGAGTATAGGACAGGATTAGGAGACTTGTGGGATCTAATCTCATGGAAAGTATATGGAGATGAACATGGAGTAAATAGTTTGATGGATGCTAATCCAGATCATAGGAATGTAGAGTGGTTTAGTGCGGATATAATATTAGATGTTCCACCGGAGATTACGGTAGAGTTTGACTTGAAGCATCCAGTTCAAGTACCTAATTTAAAAAAGTTGTTACCCTGGAGATAAATGTTAGGATTAGTCATGCCGATGTTTAAAGCTAGGAATGCGGTTCCTAGTTTTGTAGTCAATGGCAAGGATCTATTGTTAGGTCTTGAATCTAATACTATACTTTCATTTACCTATACAGATAATACTTCGGATAAAGCGGATGACCTATGTATAGAACTAGCAGATCCTAATAGGTCATGGATGCTACGGTATTTACCAGCAGATGCGAAGAAGGGCAACGAATGTTCTGCTAGCATTAATCTTAAGAACTGGACACAGTTTGGAGACAACAGAGTTTTCGAATGTGGCACATTTTGGATTCAGCATGTAGGTATTAAGGGACCACCGAATGTAGTCTCGATAAAGTGTAGTAGCATTCCACCTAATGGAGTTAAGGAGACTAAGAAACATAGGTCATGGGAGAATAGCAAGTTAAAGGATATATCAGGACAGATAGCTAGTGAGAATGGACTAACATTGTTTTATGATACAGAAAAGAATCCTACTGTTAAGAGAGCAGAGCAGACTGATAAGCCAGACATAGCATTCCTTCGAGAGAAATGTAAGGAAGCAGAGCTATGTTTAAAGATTCATAAGAAGCAGTTAGTTATATATAGTGAGCAGGAGTATGAAGCTAGGGAACCTGTCTTTACTATGGTATATGAGAATCCTCCTAATAGAAAGATAGCTCATTATCTAACTTATGAATTCAATGCTAAGACAGATGATGTGTATAAGGAAGCGGAGAATTCTTATGTTAATCCAGAAACAGGAAAGCTAACTAAATCGAAGTTTCCAGATGAGAAAGATCCAGCAGATAGTTCGTACTTTCAGGAAGGAGGATTGATAGCAGAAGGAACATATTCTAAACTAAGTACTAACGAAGGTATAGCTAGTGATCCAGATGAAGGTGGAGAAGGTAGCCCTAAAGACTATGCAGATGCCGATGATTTTCTAAACGATGATCCAGCTAAAAATAAAGGGAAAGGGAAAGGTAATAAAGCTAAGGGGAAAGGAAAAGCTAAGGCCAAACTTAGAGAGAAGAATAAGAAAGAGCATCAATGTCATTTCTGTATGTTTGGAAATATAGAACTATTATCAGGACTATGTTGTCAGACAGAAGGATTTGGAATATTTGATAAGAAGTGGTTTATAGAGAGTAGTGCTCATAAGATAGCAGGTGGAGGATATGTAGTAGATCTAAAGTTAAGAGGAGCATTGAAAGGTTATTAATGGACTTTGATAGTGACAATCTATTTCCGCGAGAGAGCACAGGTAGAGATGCTATGCTGCGGAATTTGTTTCGTCATGGAAAGGTAATCGAAAGATATGTAGATGATGTAACTGTAGCTGTTAGGGTTCAGTTCTTAGATAAGGATGGCTTAATTAGTAGATGGCTACCAATTAAACAATTTGGTAGTAGGTCGAATCAATCCTTCTGGTGCCCTGCTGTGGGAGATGATGTATCGGTTACTATGCTTCCTAACTCTGAAGCTGGAGAAGGATTTGTAGATGGTAGTTTTTATAATACTGGCAATCGTCCTCCTGTTATAACTACAGATGATGCTGATCATAAGCATGTTACATTTGGAGATGGAACAGTAGTCGAGTATCAACCTAACAAGAATACTCTTAATGTTACAGCAGGAATAGATCAGAAGACTAAGGCACAGAAATCAGTTGCAGTTAATGTTAGTACAGGTGGTCCTGTAAATGTAGTAGCAGGACGAGTTGTAATTGTAGGACCAGTTAGCATACAAGGAGATGTTAGCATAACTGGCAACTTGAATGTTAGTAAGGACATTAACAATCAAGGTAATATGAATACTACTGGAACGCATACTGATAGCATAGGAAGGCACGATGCGTAATGTTAAAGAAACTCTATTCGTTGCGGCATTTATATTGTTAGGAATACTAGCATTCTGTAGTGAACGTGCTAGTGCTAATAAACATCATGGAAAACCAACACCTACACCCTCACCTACAGCTACTCCGACGGCAACGCCGACGCCGACGCAAACTCCGTCGCCTACACCACTTCCGACGCCTCCAAGTGTAACATTAGCATGGGATGCAGATATAGATCCGACAGTAGATGGATATAATCTATGGATGGGATTTGCTAGTGGACAGGAAACAGAAGGAGCAGGATTAGGAATAGTGACTACTACTACAGTTCAGTTAACAAGTGGTACTACATATTACTTTGTTGTGACAGCACATAATAGTAACGGAGATAGTTTACCTAGTAACGAAGTTAGTTATACAGCACCATAGTATGGCATTAGTAGGATGTTTCGGAATGTTAATATTTACCTGCTCTCGAGCTAGGGTACATACCTTTGACGAATTACATGTTACTAATACTAATAGATTTGAAGAGCATAAGGTCCATATGCAGATGCCTATATTAGAATTCTGTGGACCGGGACTAACAGAGGTAACGTTCAAGATGAATTTAAATAGAGAGTGGAATTCAGATCCATTTGTTAGTCTTATGTTATTGCGGATGTATTGTAAACAAGGATTCGTTGCTCCATTGTTAGTAGGTAATAGACCTATAACATTAGGCTTTAATCTATGGGTAGTAACTAATGTAGGTGAAGAACACAAGTTCTTTATGCGAGATGGAACCTTGTTCGGCGCGGCGGTGGACGTTAATCTAAAAGAGTATAGGGTAATGGTTGGTTAGTCTAATAACGTTATTAATTAATCACCATGAGTAATCAGATAGAACCAGTAGCTACAGGTCCGTTAGGTGAACTAACCATAGATGCTAGGGTAGTAGAGGAAGATCTGGAGATGCTTCCTAATATTACTAAGTTTACTAGCGATTGGATAGACTTTGGGGCAACAGGAGTAAAGGAGGTATATCAGAATGTTAAGTATATAATACTAACACCTATCCGCAGTGTGGTGCTTGATCGAGAGTTCGGAATGGATTTTGTAATGGTAGATAAACCTATACCAATTGCTAAGTTAATGCTAACTCAGGAAGTAGCTATGAAGGTAGCATTATATGAGCAGAGATGTTTTTTCGAAGAAGTAGAGTATAGAGAGGATCATCTGCAAGGATGGCTAAAACCAAATGTTAGGATAGTTATTACTTCAACCAAAGAGTTAGATTCGATGTACTCCTATCCAGAAGGAGGTACAGCAGTTAGTTATATTAAACCGTATATTAGACTTATGAATCCAGACTTATTACAAGGTCCGATTATAGCTATAGGTCAACCGGGACCACCGGGACCAGAAGGACCACCGGGAGCACCGGGAGAACCGGGAGAGTCAGCATGGACTATATTAGATGCTGCATTCACAGTACCAGATGTAGGACAACAAACAGATATATTAGTAGACTTCGCAGACTGGATGGCAGTAGGTGAATGGGTATATATAGAAGGTGCTGGTACGGGAGGTGAAGCAGCAGCACTAAAGATAATGGCTATCAATGGTACTACCATTACAGTTGAGAATGTTCTATATACTATAGCCACAGGACCACCGGGACCACCGGGATCTGATGGAATTAATGGAGTTAATGGAGCACCGGGTAGTAAGTGGTATGATGGACCTAACAATCCTGTTACTATACCGGGAGCTATAGCAGGAGACTATTATTTAAACACTACAACGGGAGAGGTTTTCCTCTTTTCATAATATGCCTTGGGCTAGTACTGGTAATATTAAAGGTCCGCCGGGACCAACAGCAGTTAGTGCTGATCCTAATAATGCAGCAGTTTTATCTCCTAACGATTCGCTAATATGGGTTGATGCGACGCAGATGGGAGCAGGTGTTAGTGCTGATGCTGACAATGCTCTCAAAGCAGGTAGTGATAGACTAGCTTATACTACACCTAGCGTCGATGCTAACAATGCTATAGTGTTAGGTGCTGATGGTTATCTATACGTAGATGGTACAGTAATGGGACTACCGGGAACTAGAGGTTCTCTATGGTATACTGGAGTAGGAGCACCTACTACTATAGCTGGAGAATTACCTAACGACCAATATCTAGACACAACTACAGGAGACGTTTACACGTTCACATAATATGCCTTGGGCACTATCAGGTAATATAAAGGGAGCAGATGGATTAGACGGTGATAATGGCCTTAGTGCTTTCACAGAAACTACTACTGAATTTACTAGTCCTGCTATTGGTGCACAGATAACTGTTAGTGTAGTAGAAGTAGGTTGGATAGTGCTAGGGCAAGTTGTCTGGATAGAGGCTGCTGTAATAGTTAATACTGGAGAGTTTAGGGTAGATGCTATAATGGGAACTCAGCTAACATTAACTAACCTAACTGCTGAACCGGGAGATACTTACATAGCTACTAGTAAAGTTAGCTCTGGAGGTGAACCGGGAGCAGATGGTGTGATAGGTGTTAATGCTTGTACTAACACTGCGGCTGCTTTCGATGTTCCTGCTGTAGGTGCTACAGTAGATGTAACAGTAGATGAAGGATTATGGGTAGTAATAGGACAGATAGTATGGATTGAAGGAGCAGGAGAAGCGGGAGTAGCAGCTAGCTTTCGAGTATCGGATGTGGTAGGCAATGTACTAACATTAACAAATGAAGCACTGCCAGTTGCTAATACTGCTGCTATACCACCGGGAGTTATGTGGGATTATGATGGAGATACTGCACCGACAGGATGGTTAGTGTGTGATGGTACTATATATAATATTGTAGACTATCCAGACTTGGCAGCAGTTTGTGGAACTAAACATGGTGGAGATGGAGTATTAACATTCGGAGTACCAGACTGTCGAGATCGAGTAGCGTTAGGTGCTAGTGCTACCAAAGCATTAGGTGCTACAGGTGGAGCAGAAACTCACACATTAACAGAAGCAGAGTTAGCTGTTCATAGTCATGGACAAGCAACAACTCAGGGATGTTCTACAACTGGAGGTGGAGGTTATTATTTTGATACAGCAGGAGGTACTATACTTGGGGGTACTAGCACAGGTGGAGATGGAGCACATAATAATATGAAACCATATATAGCAGTTAACAAAATAATTAAGACTTAGAGAATATGCCTAAACCAAGTTTAAGAGTTCCCGTACCGGGACAGACAGTACCATTAGGAGCACTAGTAACACCGGGAGGTGAACAAGGTGTTAGTGGTGTTAGTGGAACGTCAGGAATTAATGCCTATACTGCTACTGCTGTAGGTGACTTCACAGTACCAGACTATGGACTAACAGTTAACATAACTGTAGTAGAAGGGTCGTGGATTATACCGGGACAGATGTTATGGTTTGCTGGAGCAGGAGAAGGTGGAGCAGCAGGACAGTTAAGATGTACTGCTAGGACAGGTAACAATCTAACATTGCTAAATGTAGAGGTTCCGCCTAGTGGAGGTGGAGCACTACCTCCATTAGCAGATGCTACACAAGATGGTTTGTTAAGACAAACTACAGATTCTATCAGAGATTTAGTCGATGGTACTAACAACTATCGAGAGATAGAGGTAGCTTCTACTTATCGAAAGAGATATTATTATAGTTGGCATTGTGACCATCCGCCCTTAACAGAGCAAATTGGTGGTACTGGTGGTGCTGTTACTATGGTAGCTCCTCAAGCTAGTCATCCCGGTATTTATAGGTTAGGAACTGGAGCAACACAGTATAATTCGGCTTATTATCGTTCTAATGCTATACCTGATTTTCAGCTTAGTCATTTTACTAAACTAGCTTTACGTATGGTTTGGTATAATGCTACGAATTTTTTTACTCCTACTCAGAAAGGTGGAATTTGGATGGGTTTTGCTGATACAGTTGATTTTCCACTTGGAGGTGGTGTTGGTATTACTAATGGGTGGGGAGTTAAGTTAGACGATCTAACTATTGGTCTTGGTGTTGGTGGAGGTATATTCCAAAGTTTTAATGCGGGAGTAATGGCAGGAGGTTTAAGTATACCGAATTTATCAGGTAAATGGAATGATATAGCTATCTATTGGGACGCTACTACTGGAATGCATATATTATATAATGGAATCCTTGGCACACCTATTACTGATACAAATGCGATGCCTCTTAACACTAACCTATTTTGGCTTTTGCAAGTTAGTAATGGGCAAGACTATGCAGGTGGACCATTAGTTGCTGATGAGGCTAATCCTCGTGCTGTTGATCAGTACGTATTGATAGATTCAGTTGAGATCTGCGGTGAATATGCTGATCCTAATGTAATCGATTTTCGAGGTGAAGAACTTATAACTGCTTTTTAATTAATAATGTTATGGCAATACCCGGAAATATAGTATTAGTTGGTAGTGCAGTTAGTCCCGGTGGAGAACCGGGACCAGCAGGTACAGGTGGAGATGGAGGAGGAACTAGCATAATTGGTAGTAGTCCTGCTCCTCCCGGTGATATACCACCTTCTCCTCCTGCTGTTTATAATCCCGGTGATATATGGTTAGACGAGACTAATCCCGGTCAAGGTTATATATGGAATGGAACTACATGGATAGGACCATTTGATGTAGCTGGAAGTGCAGTACCACCAGCAGATACTACACAAGATGGTCTGCTTCGAATGGTTAGTGGTAATACTACTGACTATGTAGATGGTACTAACGCTTGTCGTCCATTGCCAGTTACAACAGATGCTCCATCGGATACTAAACAATATGGTAGGCAAGATGCTGCTTGGACTGAGATTCTAGCAGGAGGAGCACAGGTTATCGAATCAGCAGATGAAGCTACAGCAATTGCAGATAGCCTAGCTAATCTGGCTAATGTTTACTATTGGAAAACTATATGAGTGGTATAGCAATCGCAGGAATATCTTTAAAAGATGATGTAAATCTAATTGTAGAATCGGCGGATGAAGCTACAGCTTTAGCCGATAGTGTGGCTAATCCTAACAATATCTACTTTTGGGTAGAGTTACCTCCTCCACCTACACTAACATCTTTAGTTCCAGTAGGTGGATCTGGTACAGTTACTACTGAAGCATATGGAACTAACTTTAGAGATGGAGCAAGTAAAGGTATGTATGGAACACCACCATATCCTGTTACAACTACGGTATTTGTTGATTCAGGTCATCTAACATTAACTTTTAATGCGCCAGCAATGACTGCTCATTCAGTTTTTATTGAAGATGAGCATGGACAGAAATCTGCTGCTATATCTTGGCCGGGAGGACCAGCATAATATGGGAATAGCAATTGGAGGATTCTCAATTAATGATACTAGTAGGGTAGCTATTCAAGGAAAGAAACCTACCGGAATAGCTATACAAGGAAAGATAGCTTATAGATTTAAAACAGGACCAGTTATACCTCCTAGCTATCCTCCTCCTCCTGTACTAACATCTTTAAGTGTTACAACTGGACCTATAGGTACGGTAGATTTTGTGATGTATATATATGGAACTGGTTTTGCAGCAAATAGTAAAGCTAGATATAATGATGTTGAGTGTGTTGCCACTAATATATATACTGGTCCGCCGGAATATGCTATTATACAGTTTGCTCAACCTATTATAGCAGGACCAGCACCGATTCTTCTTCGAGATCCATTTGGTCAGGATTCGAATTCGTTAACCTTTACTGGAGTATAGTTAAATGGCAGAACTACCATTATTCGGATTTGATCCTAACATAGTACCTGACATAGAATTCTGTCAGAAAGATCCTAGTGTTATAGAATCTGACATGATTATTAATTATGAAAGATTATTCCGTACTATTACTAGATATCCAAAGACATTACAGAGAGCAGATCCTGTTAGGTTATTTCTATTAACTAATGTCTATCAGTTAATCCTACAGAGGTTTACTGTCGATTATACTGGCAAGCAGAATCTACTGAAATATAGTAGAGGAGATAAGTTAGATAATCTAGGTGCTAAGTGGGGTAGTAGAGGTAGGAGACTACCAGCAACCAAGGCTAAAACTCGAGTAAGGTTTAAGTTATCTGAAGCATTGCAGAGTGCTGTATTAATTCCAAAGGATACTATAGTACAGTCTAATAGCATGATCAGATTCCTAACCATTACAGAAGCTACTATACCTGCTCGTGCGCTTTGGACAGATACCTATGCATTAGCAGAGATAGCAGGTTCGTTTGCTAATGGGTTAGTAGCAGGACAGATAACTAGCTTGGTTAATTGGAATTCTCCATTCTTAGTTAGTGTAGTTAACATAACAGAGACTGCTGGTGGTGCGGATATAGAATCAGACGAGCATTTTCGAGCCAGGATCTGGATGGCTCCAGAATCCTTTAGTGTAGCGGGACCATATGGAGCAT